ATAGGCATCTTGGAGCCCTGCAGAAGAAGCTCATGTGGCTTACCAGGATATCTTGTATAGGCGGCGTTAAGTTAGCTGTTAAGGGTGCAGCTCTAGGCAGCTGGATGCAAAGTATGGGGTTTACCAAGAAGCAGGTTGGTCAGGTAAATAGATATTATAAAGATTTAGGCATAGCTATGCGTGCCAATAGGATGGAAGTCACTAAGAGTGCTCCTTTTTTAAAGCGTCACGCCTCGGCTATGGGTGTCTTAGGTCTAAATGCAAAGAAAACAGCTGGTAATATAAGGGGAATGGGTAGGCAATCATATTACGCTGGCATGATGATGTCTCGACTGGGTTATGCTCTTATAGCTGTAGCGGCTGCTATGACTGTAATGGGAGTTAAGAGCGTTAAGGCTTTTGCTGAGTTTGAAGCTAACCTTGTAGATATTAGAGCTCTCGCTGGACTCACTGAAGAACAAATGATTAGTCTTGGTGAGGGCATGAGACAGATGTCTCAAAAGGCACTATTCTCTGCTTCAGAAATAACCAAGGCTGGTGTCGCTCTTGCTAGAACTGGTATTATAGCATCTCACAGCATTGGAACCTATAACAAGATTATGGAAGCGTCTATAATCCTTACCACTGCGTTTTGGAGACAGAATCTTACTCTTACCGATGCTGTTGAATCTATAACCAGAACTATGAGGCAGTTTAATTTTACTGCTAATGACACAGACAGGATAATAAATGGTTTAGCTGCTGGCTCTGCTTATACCCTAGCTACGATTAAAGACCTGCAGTCTGGACTGTCATTTGCTGGTGCTGCTGCACGTAGTATGAATGTATCTTTTGAGAAGACGCTTGCTATACTTGGACTTTTGGCTAACCTTGGTATTAAGGGTACTAGGGCTGGTAGACAATTCAGAAACATATTAGTTAGGTTAAGCACAGCCAATAAGAATGCTACAAAAAGACAAAAAGAGATGTTGATTCCTCTTCAGAAGCTTGGTTTGACTTGGGACGATTTGAACGTCAAGTCGAAGGGGTTCGAGTTTGTGCTACAAAATCTGAATACTGCTATTAATGATATCGGAGACTCTAGTAACGTAGTAAGACAGAGAGCAGCTGTAGCTTTCTTGGTTATGTTGGAGCAACAGGGCGAGTTAAAGAAACTAGAAGAGCTTATCAGGAGTGGTGCTAAAGCCTATGAGATGTATAGTTTACAGATGAACACTCTTATAGCCAGATTTAAGGTATTTATAAATAGTCTCCAGGCTTTAGGAATTACTTTTGGAGCCATACTCGGACCAGAGGTTGTAAAAATATTAGATTTATTGACTAATATGATTCATAAGCTAGATGAATTAAGTACGGCCCAGAAGAAAGTGCTTCTTGTAGTTGTTGCATTCACTGCCTTAGGTTTAGCAATAATGGGAGTTACTTTGGCATTAGCTGGATTTTTCTATGCAGCTCAATTTGGATTTAAGTTTTTGCTTGCTGTCCTTGCTCCAGTATTTCTAGTTATGGGTCAACTGGCTATTATTTTTGCAAGCGTTGTAGTTGCAGCCATGTTGCTTAAAAGAACTCTAGAGGTAATGAAATCTAGTGTAGACGACACATTCTTTCAGCCGTTTAGAAATGCCCTTAAGCTAACCATAACGGCTATAAAGAGTCTGGTGGATAACGTAGTCAGATTTATACAAACCCTTCTTCGGTTACCTGATATCATAAAAAAGACTATAGATAAAATCAAGCTTGGTAGCGGTAAACCTATAGGAGAGAACTTTGTAGACGCGTTAAACGAAGAGTTTTCTAAAACTGGTGGCGTTAAAAAGTTCTGGGAACAAATAACTTATGGGTTTGAAGAGGGCGTAAGAAAACCTCTTGCAGAGAGTGGAAAAATAGTAGTAGAAGAATTAAAAGAATCCTTTCAAGCGCTTGGTGACTTTCTCTCAAAACAGTTTCCTGAGTACGCGGGATTGATAGATGATGCTGTGGCTAGGGCTAGTAGTAGTATAAAAAGCCTAACTACTATGTTAGCATTGCTTGAAGACAAGCATAAGAAAAATGCAGAAGCAATGGACAAGGTTCTTACTGACCTTGCTGGAGATACAGACAGTATTATAAAGAGCATCTCCAAGACCTGGTCAGATACTATTTTTGATTTAGTGAAAGGAACAAAAACTTTTGCGGATGTGTGGCAAGAGGTGCTAGATAACGCTTTGAGAAACTTTATCCATGGCTTTGTAAGAGGCATGCTAGAGGGCTGGGAGCAGGCTTTAGGTAAGATGGTAGCTGATTATATAAGAGCAACGTATATAATGTCTGCTATTAGCTCTTTCTTTGGCTTAGCTGGAGCTACAACCCCTGGAGTAACTTCTGGTAGCATTAGTGGCGGTGGAGGAATGAGTACTGGAGTTACAGGCGGCGGTGGTATGACTACTGGAACTGTAGGTGGTGGTGGATTTTCAACTATGGCTGAGGGTGGTATCGTAAGAAGACCAACCTTGGGTATCATGGGAGAAGCTGGCCCAGAAGCTATTGTTCCATTAGATGAATACAATCAAGGTAGGGGTGGTGGTCTCACTATAATCAATGTCGTAGACCCTAACTTTGTGAACGCACAGATAGCTCAAGACCCCAACACTGTTGTGAATGTAATCAATGCTGATATGATTAAGGGTGGTAGCACTCGTAAGACAATAAAAAGGATTAGGTAATGTCTGTATTCCACTGGGAACCAGATTATGTCTATACAGAAGTAACAGGATATAGGAACAATATAATAGAATATGAATCTGGTAAAGAGAGAAGAATGTTAAAGCACGCCTATGTCAGAAGACTGTGGACTCTCATATTCCCCAAAGTTACAAAGACACACGTTACCGATATGGAGTCTTTCTTTAAGCTTAATCACGGGGCTCATCTTACTTTCGATTGGACAAATCCCATAGACAATGTTACATACACTGCTAGGTTTGATGAGGACTCCTTAAGCTTTACTAGAATTACTGACGATGTATATGACATTACATGTAAGCTGTATGAGGTAAACGATTAATGGCTGTAGTACAACATAATACATTAACGACATCTAACCTACATAACCCCAAGAGTATAGTCTCAGATACTACTGATGAGATTGTTACTATATCTGGTACTAATGTAGGCATAGCTGAAAAGAGCCCTGCCCATAAGTTAGACATTGGAGGAACGGCTAGAGCTGATTCTTTTAATGTTAATGATGCTTACACGTTTCCTACAGCAGATGGCAATGCTGATGAAGTTATAGTAACTGATGGTGCTGGGGGTACATCGTTTAATGTTAAGGTTCAATCTGTAGGTATTAGTGGTTCTTCTGGGTTGTCTGATGACGTTATTCTAGCCTCGGGCTCCAATATTACACTGTCTCAAGCTAGCAATGTTATAAGTATAGCTTCTGAGGGTGGTGGTGTAACTAGCATAAATGCTTCTGGAGAATCTCAGTTAACGGGTGGAGTAATACTTGCATCTGGTTCTTATGTAACATTATCACAAGCAGGTAATACTATTACTATTGCTGGAGCCGCTGATGGTGCAACCGTAGCACTAGATAACCTTGCTTCGGTAGCTATAAATACATCTCTAATCTCTGATACGGACGATACTGATGATTTGGGCTCAGCTGCGAAAGAATGGAAAGACTTATATATAGATGGAACAGCTAATATAGACTCGCTAGTAGCCGATACAGCTGATATAAATGCTGGTACGTGGGCAGGGACAATTGATGGTAATTGGACAGCATTAAATCAAACCTGTGCTAATCTGGGTACAGTAAGTGCAGCGACTTCTATAACCTCAACTGCCTTTACAGGAGATATAACGGGTGAAGTAACGGGCGGATGTTCTGGTAATGCAGGCACAGCTACAATATTTGAGACAGCGAGAACAATAAATGGAGTCAGTTTTAATGGTTCAGCAAATATAACTGTAACTGCTGATGCCAATACACTTACAAATACTATACTTAAGTCAACGGTTGTGACTTCATCTCTTACAGCATTAGGCACAATAACTTCTTTAGTAGCAACCACTGCAGACATCAATGGTGGAACTTGGTTGGGAACAATAGACGGTAATTGGACTGCTACTGGGCAGACCTGCGCAGATTTAGGTGCAGTGACAACGGCTGATATAAACGGTGGGACACTAGACGGAGTGCAAATAGGTGGTACTACTGCAACAGGAGAATTGTTTGTTAATGATGCCTCTGACAATGCTGATGGGTTGGGTTCTCAGGGAACAGATGGACAGGTTTTAACTTCGGCAGGTGCTGGTGCTAATCCTACTTGGACAAGCGCTGGCGGTGGTGTGCTTGTTCAAGAAGTATACACACAAACAGGAACACAAATAAATACTGCCTCAGCTATTCCCAAAGATAACACTAAGCCTCAAAGTAATGAAGGAGAAGAGGCTTTTACTCTTGCGATAACTCCGACTTCTGCTACTAGTATTTTAAGGATAACAGTTTCACTTATGATAGGTGTAGCTGGAGAAGATAGGCAGGGAGTAGCTACACTATTTCAAGATGCAGGTACCGATGCTATTGCTGTTGGCGGTGCTACAGGTGATACGGGTAGACCTGTAACTGCTGCATTTGTTTTTCATATGGTTGCAGGTACTGAATCAGAAACAACTTTTAAGGCACGCTTTGGTGCTGATTCTGGAATGTCGGATTTAAACGGAACTGGCGCTGACGCTGGATTATATAACGGAGTAGCTTCGTCATCAATGACAATAGCAGAGTATACACCATAAAGGAGACTTGAATGCCAAACATAAATGTAAAACAAGAAACAATAGACACTCTGAAGAAAAAAGGAATTGATAATCCAGCAGCTTTTTTAGACAAGATGGCAGATTCGTTCAATGAAGAAGAGATAGAAGAATCATGGAAAGAATTGTCTATATCTAAGAAGAAGAGTTTATTGAATTTACAATAGCAACATTAAGGCAAGGGAAGCAATATGAGTAAATGGGTAGATGAAGGAGAAAATAGAGTTGCAGATATCCTCTTTGGCTCTCAAGCTGTAGACGCCTCCCTGTATATAGGTATCTACAATGACACTGCTGAACCAGGAGAGACTGCCACGCTAGCCAGTATCTCTGAGCTTTCCGGCAATGGATATGCTCGTAAAACTCTTAGCCGTGGTACATGGTCTGTGTCTGGAGCCAATGCTAGCTATGCGGAACAGACATTTACAGCTTCTGGAGGCAACTGGGGCCCTTGCTATGGGTATTTTATAGCTAGTTCTAGCGACAATAGTGGCAAGCTGTTGTGTGTTGAGCACTTCTCTGATGGGCCTTATGATGTAGACGATGGCCAAAGTATTAAGATTACCCCAACTATTAGAGTGTCATAATGGGCTTATTTGCTTATGTTCTAGACTCCGATGGTGCTTACGTACTTGATAGCGATGGAAATTATGTAATAGTAGATTATGATGAAGTTTCTTATGCTGGGGATATAACACTATCTCTCTTACCAGATAGCATTGTTTTGCCGTCATCTCTTACATATGTACCAGACGCTGTGCTTACACAAGACATTAAATATAATACACTTATAACAGATGCCACGTATGGTAAGGAGAGACGAAGAAACAAGTGGGCAAATCCTAAAAGAGGTTTTGTGCTACAATATAATAATGTATCTAGTGATACAGCAAATGGTATAACCTCTTTTTTTAATGAGCGAAACAACTACCAATCATTTGACTGGACAAATCCATTTGACAGCACTGGATATAGGGTTAGATTTGTTGAGGATTCCATTAAGAGGGATTATATCGGAGACGATAGATATAATCTCCAATTTAATTTAGTAGAAATGCTATGAGCTACGAAACTTTTACATATAGGGCAGATGCTATACTCTCTGAGGCGATATCTTACAGCACCTTGATAACCAGTACTACATATGGCAAGGAGAGAAGGAGAAATAAGTGGGCTTCTCCAAAGCGTGCTTGGGAACTACAGTTTAATAATGTTAGCGGTACGAAAGCTTCTGGCATAATGGATTTCTTTACTGGAGTATCTGGAATCTTTAGCTCTTTTAGCTGGAACAATCCTATAGACAGCACTTCTTATACTGTTAGGTTTAAAGAGGGCTCATTAAAGAGGGATTACATAGGTTATGATAGATATAATATGTCATTAGGATTAACGGAGGTATTGTCTTGAGAGATACTACAGCATTAGTCAGTGGTATAATTACACAAGAGGCCAACAAGCCTGTTGAAGTATATGATGTCTACCTAGATGACCAGACGCTACATTTTGCTGCATTTGATAGAGATTTAAGTTTCTTTGACCCAGATGGGGATGCACAAACGTATACTGCTCTAGGCATATCTCGTAATCCTATTAAGACCTCTGCAGAAACGAAAGTGGACTCTTGCTCAATAAGATTAGATAATGTTAATAGGGCAATGTCTTCTTATATAGCGTCAACTGAATTTCGCGGTAGAAAAATAGTATTACGAAAGATATTTGCAGACGTATCTGGTACCTGGACAAAAGATGATGACATCTATTTATTTAATGGGATAATGGATAAGCCTGTTGTTGGTGAGGGGGCTATGGAAATAGGGTGCGTATCTCGTGCTGGTACATTTGAGCTAGAGTGTCCCAAGCGAAGCTTTACTCTATTGTGTCCTTGGAAATTTGCATCTAGTGGGTGTGTAGATGGGCTCTCTGCGGCTACCCTATATAATCTTCAGAGTGGTACAGTAACAGCTGGCTCAACCACCTCGGTAATAAAGGATTCTAACAGGTCTGAAGCAACAAACTACTGGAGATATGGTGAGGTTTCGTTTACATCTGGTGACAATGATGGTGAAAAAAGAAATGTAGAGACAAATACGGCCAACGACAGCTTTGAGGTAGACATAGCCTTAGATGATGCACCAGACACGGGTGACACTTATGAGATTAAGAGGGGTTGCGATAAAACAATAACCAGATGCTCTGGGCTGAGTAATTCTTCTGCCTTTGGTGGGTTTTTTACATTGCCGACACAGATGGTTTACAGAACAT